ATCGGTGAGGGCTTCCGGCTGAAGGGCTACTTCACGGGGAGTGGTAACAGCTACCAGACGAATCGCGTTGTCCATCTGATCGCGGATGACGTGATCCTCGAGGGGAACAATCTGCAGTGGATGAACTTGACGACTAGTGCATCAGCGGTCGGTGCCTACGCAGGCAAAGTCAAGATCCGAATCAACGGTACAGACCGCTACATTCAATTCTACTCATCATAAGGAGTGACATGGCACAAGGAGCACGTGAACTATCCATCCGCGTCAGGGACGCTCTGCTCTTCTGGGAAGAAGCACAGCAGGCGACTCCGACCACGTTGATGGGAGAGCTCGAGAAAGAAGCTCAAGCCGGACTGACGACGATCCAGAACGTGGTCGATGATATGTCTCGACAACGTCGTCTCTGGACTGCGAACGGAATGAACGAGATCTTGGCCAACCCCGAGGCTCCGACCGACGGTTCCTTCTCCCGGGAGCGTTGGCTCGAGATCAAGGAAGCGTTCGACCTGCTCGGGGTTTGGATGCAGACGCCACTCCCCGAATGTGGTGTCCCTCCCTTGGTCGTGATCTCTCGTCGTGGCAACCCGCCTGTGTCGGGAGGTAACGAATGATCACGATCAACGGTCGGGCCCGAGCAGATGTCGAAGCGATTATCGAGACGATCCGTGCCGGCAAGAAGGCAGAGGATCATCTCCCCACGTATATCGAAGCCCTGGCTTCGGCCTTGGACGTTCCGCCGGGATGGCTGTTCGACCATAGGACGATGACGTTTCGCCCTCCTCTAGAGGACGATTCGCAAACCATTGATGTCAGTAAGGAGAACTAGATGAGACGTCTCGGATTGCTTCTGCCAGTTGTCTTGGCCTTGTTCGTGATCGGGAGGGGTCACGGGCAAGATGTCTTCCTCCCCGCTCTTAGTGGCGGCTCAACTCAGATCGTCGAACTTCGTGTCGGCGATATCGACGTCCCGGTCAGTCTGACGTCTACCGCTGGTGTCGTGAGCTTCTCCCCTGCTCATGCTCCGGCTGGAGCTATCGTCACAATCACGGGGTCGGGCTTCAGCGACACTGTGATGGTCCTGTTCGGAGGTACCTCGGCAGCTTTCACGGTCGACAGCGATACGTCGCTTCGAGCTCAAGTCCCTGTAGGAGCTGTCAGCGGAGTCATCTCGGTGATCACGCTGGCGAATAGTGCTCAACCGTTCGTCGTAGACTCGGTACTGCCCACGGCCACAGCGACCGTTCAGCCACCGACACAGACGCCGATCATTCTCCCGACGGCTACGTTCACCCCTCAGCCATCAACAGCTACGCCCGTCCCGCCGACGGCTACAGTCATCCCGCCGACTGAGACCAAGGTGCCGCCAACTGCGACTTCTCCCCCGCCGTCGGCAACACCGACCTCAGTTCTCCCGACAGCGACCCCGGGGCCAGCTTCCTCGGGGATTTGGATCTCACAAGCTGAGATCGACGCCCTGCCCATGTCGGGAGCGGGATGGAACGAGACACTAGCAGCAGCCGATGCTTCGGCCGGCTCGCCGTCTCTGAGCAATCAGGACAGCAACAACAGCACCAGCGTAATGGCTCAGGCTCTCGTCTGTGCTCGAACGAAGATCGCTTCCTACTGCGAGAAGGTCAAGACAGCCCTTCGAGCGGTCGCTACCGGGAACCTCGAAAGTGGCACTCGGGCTCTTGCTCTTGGTCGCGAGCTGATCGGGTACATCCTATCGGCCGATATCGTCAATCTGAAGGTTCTCGACCCCACGTTGGATGGTCAGTTCCGGACGAAGATTCGGTCGCTGCTGACTTACCCGACTACAGACGGCCCCGACAGTCTGATCGAGTGTGACAATGAGAGGTCGAACAACTGGGGAGGCCATTGCGGTGCGTCTCGCATCGCAGCTGACCTGTACCTCGGAGACACGACCGATCTAGCGGCGGCTGCTAACGTCCTCCGTGGGTGGATGGGAGATCGGTCGGCGTACGCTGACTTCAAGTACGGTGAGCTCGACTGGCAAGCAGATCCCAGCAAGCCCGTCGGTGTCAATCCGGTCGGTGCACAGATCTCGATCGGCGGGCAGATGCGTCCGGTTGGCGGCGCCGAGCCTGAAGAGATGCGTCGTGCAGGATCTCCGACATGGCCCCCGACCAAGACCGACTACGCTTGGGAAGGGTTGCAAGGGCGATTGGCATCCATGTGGATGCTCTATCGCGCAGGCTACAATTCTCCCGAGTGGGCCGATCGGGCCTTCCTTCGCGCTGTGCAGTTCCTGTACAACCTTGGGTGGGTGGCCGAAGGCGACGACCAATGGCAAGTGCCCCTCATCAATCGGATCTACGGGACTTCCTTCCCCGTCACTGGGGGAGGCAAAGGGAAGAACGTAGGCTGGACGCTCTGGGCGTTCGGCCAGTAAGGTAGACATCCATGCCAGCACCATCGATCGGCGCTTATACAGTAGCCTCGAGAACATCGAACGGGACCTCCCTCGCATGTAACGTCCCGTCGTACTCTCCAGGCGATACCCTCTACTATGCGTTCGCAAGTGACGCTGATGCTAGTGCAGCGTCGATCGATGGTACTGGGTGGCTGACAGTCGTCAACAACTATCCCATCCCGGCTTCGGGTGTTGCCGACGCAGGCCGCTTCTGTCTCTGGAAGCGACCAGCTTCGAGTGAACCCGCAAGCTATACGGTATCCTGGGGCGTATCCGAACGTGCGGTCATCGTAGCTTTCATCGTCCAGGGCAATGGCGACTTCGAAGTAACCCCGATGAGCTCCGACGGCAGTACGAGTGCCCCAGTAGCTCCTGACTTATCGACCTCCCAAGCCGATTGCTTGCGGATCGACATCATCGCGGACTCGATCGATCGAACGCCAATCGGGACGTTGAGCGGTCGGACGGTTCTCGTAACACAAGCAGCAGCTTCAGCCGGTACGATCTCGATCCAGTACAAGACGCTCGCCAGCTCGGGCCTGGACGCGACCACCAGTACGACTCAAGCTTCGACCTACTGGTCGATGCATTCGTTCGCAATCGCCCCAGTAGCTTCGACGAACAAGACAGTCACCGATACGGGGTCGGGGAGTGACGGCACCCCAGCGATCGGCGTTGCCCTTGGCATCAGCGATACAGGCGCAGGGGCCGAGACCTTCGGTGGCCCATCAGCATCGGTACCGGTCTCGGATACAGGGTCGTCGGTCGACGTTCTGTCTCGACTCATCGCATCGCTGACCGTAGGGGAGACAGGGTCGACGACCGATGCTCTAGCTCAGCTAGCTTCGTTGTCAATCGGCGACAGTGGATCATCGACGGACCTCTTGTCGTCATTGACCGCTGCGATCCTATTGGGGGACAGCGGTGCTACGATCGATGCGATCAGTAACATCGTCGTAGCACTAGCACTATCCGATACAGCAGCAGCGACAGACCTTCTAAGTGTCCTCATCTTGAAGGCTATCGACGACACAGCGTCTGGGTCTGATCTGATCAGCTCGATTACGACAGCCCTAGCTATTGCCGATACCGCCGTAGCTGTCGACGCCCTTCTGGCCGTCCTCTACCAGATTGTCCCGGAGACGGGCACCGGTGCGGACCTAGTCGCCTCCATAGCATCGACCCTGTCCGTAGTAGACAGCGGTGCAGCGACGGACTTGATCAGCATCTTGATCTCGAAGCTGATCGCGGAGACAGCTTCTGGAGCTGATCTGGTTGCGTCGATCATCTCCGCATTGGTCGTGGCCGACTCTTCGTTGGCCGTCGATGCTGCATCGGTCGCTGCGATGGCTCTAGTGGCCGAGTCCGGTGCTGCAGTCGATGCTCTCGTTGTTCTCTATCTAGTCTTCCTGGCCGAGAGTGGCTCAGCACAAGACTTCATCGCCGCCGTCGTCGCTGCGCTGACCCTACAGGACAGCGGCGGTGCGATCGATGCTATCAGTAGCATCGATGCTTCCGTCCCCATCGCAGACACCGCTACAGGTGTCGATAGTCGATCGATCTCAGTCACGTTGTCTCTGACGGATTCGGGATCGGGGACAGACGACCTCGCTAGAGCGGTCTTGGTTGCACTCGCAGAGAGTGGAGCTGGTGTCGACAGTCTATCGTCGATCACAGTCAGCTTCAGCATCCCGGACTCCGCATCCTCGACCGATGGCATATCCCTCCAAGCAACTGTGGTCGTGGCAGATGCAGGGTCTGTCACGGACGCCCTCAGTGCACTGACGGAGGCTATCAAGCAGATCACCGAGACAGGTCTCGGCTCTGATACAGTTGTCTCACCGCTCGTGTCGGTAACTCTCGACGACCTCGGGTCAGGGAATGACCAACCGTCGATCAGCGTGACGCTGAACATTACCGATGACGGGCAAGGTAGCGACCTTCTCTCCATAGCAGTGTCGACGATGATCACGATCGTTGAAGCCGTAACAGGCATCGACCAGATCTCGATTAACGTCTCACCGATCGGAGTCATGGAGGTTGCGATCGCGACCGACCAAGCAGGAGTGGCCGCTTCGTTGACGATCCAGGAGAACGGGTCTTCGACAGACGATGTCTTCCAGCAAGCATTGGTTGCGATCTTAGAGTCGGCATCGGCCGTAGATTCTCTCCCCAGCGTTGCGGTCAACGCCGTGGTAGACGATCTGGGGTCGGTCGCCGACTTGATCGGTAGTATCGAAGTAGTGCTGAGTGTGCTAGAGAGCGGGTCGGCGGTCGACTTCGTCCTCTCGTTCGACTCGGCAACGAGAATTGTCAAAGTCGACTTCTCGTTCAAACGGCGAACAGTAGAAGGAACGTTCTCGAAGCGGACAGTCGACCTGGCGGTCGGACTTCGGCAGATTGAAGCCCTCTTCAGCAGCTAGAGCGAGACGTCTGAGTTCGCGATCGAGAACAACTGAGATCTCAGGAGATGAGAATATGGTACCCGAGAAGTTCAACTATGCAACACGGTGGGTCATTCGTCGCTATGCTGACGAGCAGGCCTTCCTCATGGACCAGCCCTCTGAGGTTGTGTCACCCGATGGCGAGATCCTCCCGGCCGAGACGATCGTTGATGGGAACTTGCTCCTCAACGAGGGCATCCAGCTGCTCGAGGATCTGCTGATCGGTGCTGGCGGTACGGCCTACAACAACGCCAGTGCGTACCTGGGCGTCGGTGACTCAACGACCGCTGAGAGTGCTGCTCACACGGGCCTCCAGGCCGCGACCAACAAGACCTACAAGGCGATGCAGGCTACGTACCCTCAACGGTCGAGCCAGACCATCACTTGGCGTGCGGTCTTCGCTTCCGGCGATGCCAACTACGCTTGGCAGGAGTTCACGATCGTCAACGCTTCGACTGACTCTGGCACGAACCTGAACCGGAAGGTCAGTGCTCAGGGGACGAAGGCGTCCGGCCAGACGTGGACTCTCGACATGACCTTGACGATCAGCTAATGTTCAAAGTCAACGAGGGAACGACAGCTTACGTCACTTTCTCGTTCAAGGACAAGTCTGGGTCCCTCGTAGCTCCCACGGCGATCCACTATTGGATCGATGACGTGGCCTCCGGTCAGCGTGTCCGGGAGTCGACAGAGGTCGACGCTGGAAGTGTAGTCGAGATCAAGCTGACGACTACGGACACGCGGATCGTGGCCTCGACCTCCCTCTCGGAAGAGAGACGGATCACAGTCCGTGGGGATTACGGGGCGGACGATGCAGTCGTGAGCGAGACGTTCTACGAGGTTGTGAACCTAGCGGGAGTGTAGACGGCATGAGGGTCCTGGTCATCGCTCCTGACCAGCCCGGCATCGATACGTTGCCTGAAATCCGGTCTATTCAGCGGCGTCATCATATGTCAATTCTGGGAGGGATAGTCAAGCCGCAGGACATCTACGATGCATGCAGGGATACGAGATTCGACGTTCACCACTATGCTACACACTCCGGGCTACAGGGCGCTCTCCTCTCCGATGGAGTTCTGTTCACCGAAGAAGACATCGCCCAAGTCGCTCGAATGAAGGGAACGGGTACGCTCTTCTTCAACTCGTGCGAATCAGGTCGACTCGCTAGCTATGCAGTACGTCACGGCGTTCGGTTCGCGATCCATACGAACATCGATCTCGACGATCGTGATGCTTGGAAGTCCGCACTGTCGTTCTATGGTTACCTGGAGAACGGTCACAGTCGGGACATCGTTGGTGCCTACGTAGTCGCCGATAACGGCGACGGCGACTACGGGCTTCAGATCTCGCCGCCATACGTAATCGAGCTCCAACAACGGGCGGAGGCCGCTATCCTCCCCCGACCTGGCACTATGATCATCTCACGGGTACAGATGGTCTTGGTCGGAGTGGGTATCCTCGCCGCTTCGGGGCTTTGGACAGTCATACTCAACGCACTGTCTGGGAGGTAAAGATGCATGTCGGGATTCTGGCCCAAGAATCTACGACGATCGCGAGTACGCTTTCTCTTGTGTTCGGTGGGCTTCTGGTCTACACGTTCATGATCGGGTTTCGAGGTCAGTACCTGCTCTGGTTAGCCGTAGGCTTCTTCGGGCTGTCTCTGTACTTCGGTCTGCTCTCGATCAGTAGTGGACCACAACCAGTCCTCAGTCGAGGCGACATCGATCGGACCGTGAGGGAAGTGTTGATCGTTTCGTATCTTCTGCTTGCAGTCGGGTTTGTTCGGATCGCGAGACGCCTCTGGCGTTACTCGGAATCGTGTAAACACACTCCGGAATAGACAAAGGAAGACGGCGCCCCGCAGCGCCGTCTTCGTCTTTCCCCTACAGGCACTTCGTCGTGTCGATGTCGTACCATTCGTCGTCTTCTGCGATGTGGCCAGGTTCGCCATCGATCTCAACGTCGAACTGGCTGGTCATCTCTCCGAACCGAACGTTGCCGAACTTCTGGCCGTTGAAGTGGACCAGGACCGGCTTCGCCCAATCGACGGTTTCGCCTTCTGCATCCACGATTGCGTAGAAGCCGTTGAGCTTCTCGACTACCTTGTAACCGAAATCTGCCATCCAGGTCCGGAGCACTGCGATGTCGAATCCGTACCGCTTGATGGTCGGGATCGTGCTCTTCACTACGATGACCTTCTCGCGGTTGAGGTAGCTGCTGGTGCTCTTCTGCAGCTTCTGGAACCGTTCGATCTTCTCCGGAAGGTCCTCTTCGATCGCCTTCTCGAGCATCTTCGCTGCCCAGGCGTTGAGGAATTCGACCTCTTCGCGGCTGATCTCCCGCTTCTGGTTCCACTTGATTTCGAGCTTGCTGCCTGTTAACATTGTGATCTCTCCTCGTGTTTTCTCGTTTTCAACCACCGTCCTCTTAATTGTAACGTACGAAGATAAAGGCCCGATTAAGACGAGATTAGAGGACGATTAGACTCCCGTGATTACAAGTGACCGTTGAGTATCACCTTCGGCAAGAAGAGAAGAGGCAACGGCTTCGGCTCCGGCCGTTCGTCCTTCTCGCAACCACATGGTCGGGGAGGAGCAGGCGGGATGAAGATCGGAGGTCGATTGACTTCCGCAGGGGAAGCCTTCGTCTCGCACTGATACTCAGGCGGAGGCATACCGACGTCAGATGGGGCGACGTTGAAGCACCTCCCTGAGAGGATCACGGACAGGTACAGCATGACTTGAAGCATTGACGTCTCCTTGACAACATGCCAGGAGAGCGATTCACGAGGAACCGCTCTCCCAGGGGCCTGATGGCGCAAGTTTGTCTCTTCGACGTATCCGAGCCCGACTTGCGGCGTTGCCTCGGCTTTCGAACGGTCTCCCCTTGGCCGGTGGACGAGCCTCCACGGTAGACGCCGTGGACCCATATGACGAGCTCCTTCGGAGCTCTCTGCAGCAGTCGACTCTCGTCGATGCTATAGAGGGATTCGAAGGGCGCAAGTTTGTCTCTTCGACGTATCCGAGCCCGACTTGCGGCGTTGCCTCGGCTTTCGAACGGTCTCCCCTTGGCCGGTGGACGAGCCTCCACGGTAGACGCCGTGGACCCATATGACGAGCTCCTTCGGAGCTCTCTGCAGCAGTCGACTCTCGTCGATGCTATAGAGGGATTCGAAGGTGGTGGGCTGACCGAGCGTTGAGGAATTCGACCTCTTCGCGGCTGAGTTCATGCTTGCTGTTCCACTGTCGTTCGAGCTTGCTTCCTGCTAACATTTGTGCTTCTCCTCTTGGCTACGTGATTTTGAACTTCGTCCTCTTAATAATAACGCCTCAAGATAAAGGGCCGATTAAGGCGAGATTAGAGGACGATTAGTATCACGTGGCCTTCTGGGTTCATTATAGACTGTCGTCGAGAATGATCTTCGGCAAGAAGAGAAGAGGCAACGGCTTCGGCTCCGCACCTCTCCGGATCGCTCCGGTGTCCTGCCAGCTCTAGACGATGGGGAGCTAACAGCGAGATGTGGAGGACCTACACTCCACACCCCCCGTTTCGCAGCTACTTCATACCGAAGCGATTCCAAATCTCGCCGCGGTGTTCATCGATCTCCGTCAGACGACGATCTGCGTCGCCTTCGGCCAGGCCCATCAGCATCGACTGCTTCAGCGCCCACGATCGATCCTTCGTGCCTGCGATGTAGCTGAAGTAGATGTCGTCCATCTTCTCGATGCCGTCGTCCACTCCTTCTACTCGCTCGAAGCCGAACAGCCGATCTACTTCTGCTTCTGTGGTCGGGAAGAAGCTGACTGCGCCCCATTCGCTCGCCCACTGATCAACGCTGTACCGCTTCGAAAGCGTCTGATTGACTGTCGGGAACATCTTCATGCCCCACAGCTCCTTCCAGACGCTCATGATCTCTTCACGACCTTCAGGAAAGACCGAGCTGTAGAAATCCGTTGCCCACTCGATGACGTCTCCACCATACACTGCGGGTACGCCTTCACCGAACAGTCTCGTAATCTGTCCAGCTGCCTTCACTGCATACGTCGAAAGACCTTCAGTCATGATCGTTGTCTCCTCTAAGCTTGGTAATGTGCAACTTACCCTTCCATTATAGCGTACCAAGCTTAGAGGGACATTAAACGAAGATCAAGGGACGTTAAGACTTCACGTTCTTGGGGATGATCACCATCAGCTTCGGAGGGGTGTTGAACCACTCCACAGGTCGAGGCGTTGCGGGCCTGAGCATGCGATTGTCGCCCACGAAGATGTACCTCGGGATGTCCGTCGTGGGCAGGACCGTGGTGTACCAGCCGGACCCTTCCCAAACGATCTCGCGGAGCTCACGTGTCACCCAGCTGGTGGCAGACGAGTTCGACGTCTCCCAGCAGGTGACTGACACTTCGTGAACGTTCCCGGGCATCCGCTCCGTGATCATCTCAGCAGCAATCTGCGAGAGGTTCTCCGCGGTGGTCACCATGCCAATCGGTACGATTCGGCTGACGTCCCCCAACCCCAGAATCTCGGTCAAGGCCAAGCCCTTCTGGTCGAGCTTCATCATGTCGAGGCTGACAGGGTCGACTTCGTTCAAGAACAAGACGGCGTGGAGGTTGCGGACCTGGAGATGGTCGTAGTGAACCAGCAAGGCGTGATCCCACTTGCCGATCGTGTTCGCCATCGCGGCCTTCAGGTCGCCGAAGTCGATCAGGAAGTTGGTCGCGGGGTTGACGACGCCCTTCACCGTGACGTCGAATCGGTAGTTGTGGCCGTGCAGGTGCTGGCACTTGCCGTGGTGAAACGGTAGCCAGTGTGCGGCCGAGATTTCCATCTGCTTCGTGATGCTGACAGTCATAGAAGACTCCTAAAGAAAGCAGCGAGAAAGGCCTGGAGGAAGCACAACGCTGCCAACCCGACCACGATCGCTGAAACGAAGATAAGATCGACGAAGCACGTTCTCATGGCCAGTCGTTGTAAGCGAGAAAGCCGTTTCCCATGCTGTCGAGGAGTTCGACAGCGTTGACGTTTTCGACCTGATCAGCGATCTGCTTCACGATCACATCAGGGCGAACCAAGTCGATCGTCTCTTTCAAGATCAAGGTCGCTTGGAGCTGAGCGGTAGCGAGAACGACCATGGCCATGTCGGAACCCACGTACGCTTCTGGCAGCCGAATCCACAACCGTAGCACGTACGTGAAGTAGTTCCCCGGCACCTCGACACGCCTCATCCCTTCGTAAATCCGTCCACTTTCTTGTGGTGGCATATATCTACCTCTTCAATGATCAAACGTTGCCTAACAAGTCCTACGCGTGTCTCACGCGCTAAGCAAAGCCATCAGTTCAGCCCTGGTTTCCGGTTCGTTCATGAAGCAACCGCGAAGAGCTGACGTCGTCGTCTTCGAGCCGTGGGCCTTGACTCCTCGGACCGTCATGCACGTGTGCTCGGCCGTGATGATCACCGCTACGCCCTTCGGCTCGAGCTGTTCCATCAGGAACTCGGCCGTACGCGAGCCGATCATCTCCTGCACGTTCGGGCCCTTGGCAAACGTCCCCAACGCACGAGGCAGCTTCGACAGGCCGGCCAGCTTCTTGTCGGGGACGTAGGCGATGGTCGCCGTCCCCGTGAATGGGAGGAAGTGGTGTGCACACATCGACTCGAAGCCGATGTCTCGTACGATCACGATGCCCGGATCCTCGCCTTCTGGCACTGCGAAGGTCGTGAACTTCCAAGGCTGCGTGAAGAACATCTCGCGGTACATCCTCACGACACGATGTGGCGTCCCCTGCAGATGGGGGTCCGTGGTGTCCAAGCCCAGAGCGGTCAGCATGCTCTGGAAGTGAGCTTCGGCACGTGAGACGTCGATGACGTCGAGCGTGTCGGGCTTCAAGTTGATAACGTTCGTCATACTCTCTCCAAGCGGTTGGTGACGTGATTCCACTCGAACCTCACGCCTTGGATAGCTACGGAGCCCTGGTCGAGGCCAGTCGGGAACGGCAGGTAGCGGATGATGTCCAAGATCGGCCCCGGCATATGCACTAGCATCCCCCGAAGGGTCCGATCGAGAGCGTCTGGATCCTGTCGACAGACTGCATCGCGGATCTTCGACGCTTCGAGCCAAGTCGGTGCGTAAATGTCCTGCATCAGATGCCTCGGCGACGTCCGTAGATCAAAGCATGCAGCTGAGGCAGAACGCGAATCCGATACGGGGCCGCTACGTCGAGCAGCTCAGAGAAGGGGAAGTGCTCGGTGATCGCCTCCTGCAGCTCCTTCAGCTGGTCGAGAATCTCGGCCTTCAAGACCTCGTCCGACTGGCCCTTCTCGACAGGAGTGCAGACTTGGAAGATGATGTCGACCATCGCCTTCGGGAGAGCCTTGCGAAGCTGACTGTTCAGCTGCTCTTGGACGAACAGCAGATCCGCCGAGTCGCTGATGACGAACTTCAACTGGATGCCGTGCTCCATCTCCGTCGCATACTCGACCCACTCCTTCAGGTTCGGGAAGGGCTTCTGCGTCTTCGAGGATGGGAGCTTCGGCGACACCGACCACAGGATGCCTCGCGGACGGAAGTTCAGCGGCGTATCGGACGGTACGCCCATTCCGGACGTCTCGACCGTCACGTGATAGTGACGCTGCTGAAGACTGCGGATCACCTCCATGAGCAAAGGCATCGGGTGCTCCAGCGGCTCCCCACCCGTCACGACCACATGACGATGGGTCGTCTTGCCGATGATCTCGTTCACCAGCTCGGTCGGGGTGTACTCCGTCCCTTGCGCAGCCTTCCACGAGTACTTCGTATCGCACCACTCACAGCCGACCGTACAGCCGGCCAGACGAACGAAGGTCGAGGGCACGCCAACGAGGGTGCCTTCGCCCTGCACTGCCGGATAGAGCTCGATCACCTTCAGGTGGGCTCCATCGCTAACGTCGATTGCTGATCTCATATGATCACCTCCACACTAAGTGTAACGGACCAAGATTAGAGACGGATTAGCCGGAGACTAGTCTTTCATTTGAGACCAGCGCTGCCCGACTGCGATCTCGGCCTTTAGCGGAACATCGAACCCAGCGATCGGGGGTGTCGACATGACCTGATGAACGACCTCCTTCACCGCATCGACGTAGTCGTCACGAACCAGGAGCATGATCGAGTCATGCACGGACGAGACCACGTAAGCGTACGAGGGGTCGAGGATCTCGACTAGACGAATGATCGCCGTCAAGGTGCAGTCGGAAGCGAAGGACTGGATCGGCGTGTTGACCGACTTCCGTTCCATCGACCCACGCGACCGATTATCCACGAATGGGAATCGTCGACGTCGTCCGGTCGGGCTCTCGACGAACAGGTTCGCATTGACGAAGCGATGCTGGTTGTTGATGTACTTCACGAGCCCGGGGAAGGCGTCGAAGAAGTCCTTCTGGAGAGCGTCCGCCTCCTTCTCGGTCATCGCCTTGCCGGTCGTCTTGATGATGTAGGTCGCTTCCATGCCCTCGAGAAGACCTCGAGCAGATCGTCCGTACAGCAGTCCGAAGTCCAGATACTTCGCCAAGTAACGTTCGAAGCTCGTGATCTGATCCATCGGCTTTTTGAACATCAGCGAGGCGACCCATCGGTGGATGTCACGACCTGTTCGGAAGGCCTCCATCAAAGCATCGTCACGAGAGAACCAAGCTGCCACACGAAGCTCCAGCTGCGAGTAGTCACAGTTGAACAGCTTCCAGCCTTCTGGGGCGATGAAGGCGTGCTTGATCTTCGGCCCCATGATGGTCGGGATGTTCTGCAGATTGGGGTTGCGACAGCTGAGACGTCCGGTGTCCGTTCCGTGCATCTGGAAGTCGGGATGGATGCGATCGTCCTCTCCCAGACGAGTCAAGATGCCGACGATGTACGTCTGGAGCACCTTGCTGATCTGACGGTACTCGAGAAGCTTCGAGAAGAAGGTCTTGCACTCGTCCGGCCACTTACCGAGCTCGATCTCAACCTGGAGAACGTCCTTCTCGAACGACGGTGGGTTGAACTTCCAGACCTTGGCCATCTCGCGAACCTGCTTCGGGGACGACGGGAGGAAATCGTTGATGACCCCACCAGACGCCTCACGAGCCATGACCTTCAACTCCTCGACCATCGCCAGGGCCTGTTGCTCCGTCTCGACCTTCAGCACCTCGAGGTACGCCCGATCGATCGGGAAGCCCCGGAGCTCGATCTGGGAGAAGGCCAGAGCGCCGGGTGTCAACAGGTTCTCGACCAACGGCATCAGACGTTCGGACTCTCCATCGAGCTCGGCTGAGAGGTCCCAGTAGAGCTTCAGCGTACAGATGACGTCCATCGCTAGGTAGGCGTAGAACTGTCCCCAGTTGCGGACGTCTTCCGGCAGAGCGTAGAACTCGTCGAAGTCCCAGTGGTAGTCGGGAATGTCGTAGCGAAGCCTCGACTGGTCCTTCAGCCCGGCCGTGAAGTAGGCTTGACCCTTCTGCTCCTGCGGGATGCCACGTTCGTCCTGCGCGTAGACCATCAGCATCGAGTCGACCGGATGCTTCAGCTTGAAGTCGATCTTCTCAGCCCAGACGCGAATGAACGACATGTCGAACTTGATGTTGTGGAAGACGATCTTGCCCTCGAAGTTCGAGAGGAACGTCAAGATCGACCACTTCATGACCTCGACCATCTCCTTCGGGAAGATGATCCCGATTTCGCCGTAGCCCTCGACTGAGATGCCGAAGCCGATAGCGATGATCTTGTCGTGAAGCGAATCCGTCCCCGTCGTCTCCAGGTCGCAGGAGATGACCGAAGCCGATCTCATCAGGTCGAGGAGGTTCGAACCTTGCACCTTGTCTTCGACGATGAGGTACTCTGGGATCAATCGTTCTTGCGGACGAGTTCGAGAGACAAGCTTCTGGAGGTCGTGAGAGAAGTCCCTGAACAGGTCGGGGTTGCGGAGGATCGCAGCGGGATGGTACGTAGCGATCGTGAAGGCACCGTTGTACATATGTCCGAGCCCTCTCGTCCTCGATACCGACTGCTTCGGGCCGAGGAGTGACAGAGCTGTCGACCCGAGCAGGAGAATCTTCTTCGGTTGGACGTGTTCGATCTCGGCAACCAGACGATCGTGACAACAGGCAATCGCCTCAGCGGTAGGCGTGGCGTTCTCCTCGGGGTGACAAGCGACGGTGTTCGTGATGTAGACGAAATCGGGGTCGACTCCGACCGAGCGAAGGGAAGCTCGGAGGAGCTTCCCAGACGGACCCACGAATGGGATGCCGTTCTTCGCTTCGGTCTGGCCAGGTGCTTCGCCAATCACGACCAGACTAGCATTGGTCGGGCCCGAAGGTCTCGTCCCCGGTCGATCCCGAAGAGGACACTTCTCGCACCCAGCGTATCCCGGTATCATGACGTCTCTCCACACAAGCTTCGATAGACACGAATGTTCGTTCGGAGCAGATCGTCGAACTCGTCAGGCACGGCCTGGTTGAAGAAGTCTGGCGGTCGCTTCGGATACTCGGCATTGAGGTCCCTCGACAGGTCGATCCCGAACATCGCGAAGGTGAACGGTCGAGCCGAGTCAGTCGATCGGATGCGGTGTTCGAACCGTGTCGTGATCTCTTCGAGGATGGTCAACGGCTTCGGCCAGCCCAGCAAGTGGACTTCGGCGTTCAGCCACATCGCTCGAGGCAGGACGTGATCGCGAAGAAAGCTGAGCAAGAAGTTATCGCACGGCCACCAGAGGTCGTTGTAGTCCTTCGAGATGCCGACGGTGAACTGGTTGTGGCAGTCGTAGTCGTCCATCCACAGTCGAGCTAGCCCGACCATCTCCTGGAGGCAGCGAACGAGCTCCTCTGGAGTGTTGCCTTGAGGGACGATCATGAACTTCGGCAGGCTGACACGAATGTCAGTGTCACGTGAGACCTGGATCATCGTCCCGACGGCTTCGAGAGACCGTCTGCAGCCTTCGATCGTAGCGTCAGCGTCGAAGAGCGTGTCGGGGAGGACGACTTCCGAAGCCCCGACCTGGGATGCTTGAACGAGGAGACGTTCGATCTTCTCCCCGGTCTTCATCTCGTGGGCGGAGTTATCCAAAATCAGATAGGTGCCTCGCTGCCGCTCCTGTCGATAGAAGTCGCGATGACCCGGATCGACTAGGTTGTGGCTCAGCATCAGGTGGTAGGGTTGTCCGGTCGACATAGCGAGGTGAGGTGTCGTCGGAATGATTACGGATTTCATACTTCTAGTATATCCTCTTTGCCTTAGAGCGGACTTAAGGGAAGATCAAGGTCTGATTAGGAACCTGGCCTTCGTGGTGGATCGTGATGAGCGTGTCGACGATCGACTCCATTCGCTTGAAGGCGGACGTCAAGTCGAGAATGGACGCCCACTCCATCAGCCGACCGAAGAGCTTGATGTTCTCCTCGATGTCGGGCTTGTCGACGATCAGGAACTCACACTCGGGTGACGGGTGGTACCGCCACGACCGAGACATCCCCTGTTTCGTGATCCGGACGAACTTGCGGTCGTTCCTCATCTGCTCGGCGACACGCATGTTGTAGGACGTAGCGCAGCCAAGAGGCGAGCCTGTCTGCCAGAGGTCGCAACCCAGACCACCGCCGGGACGGATCGGCTTCAGGAACGAGCAGTACGGTGAGCCATCCTGCTCACGGGCTTGATGAGGAGGACCACGTCGCTTGCCCTTCGACATCACGAGAATCTTCTGCCCGTTGACGTCGATCGTTCTGGGCTTGTCGAACAGGTCCTGATGATCGTCCGTCATCGTCGTCCAGGCCGACTCCTCGGCTAGGTAGTCGAGTGTCACGGAGAGGACTGCACAGCAGACGAAGCAACCGTCAACGCACGTGAACTGACGGAAGAACGAGTTCGTGATCTCGACGGGGAGCCTTCCCTCCCCGTCGGTCACGAGCTTGCCGTCAAGACGTACGTCACGATCGCCCAGCAACGACAGCCACCCGATCATGCGGGGTAGCGAATCGAGAACGAGGGGATCGACGACTGACATCTCAGATCACTCCCTTCGCTTCGAGCAGACTGATCGCGTAGTCCAGTCCGCCCTCTTCGTATTCGGTCGGATCGTCGACGCCGGCGAGGATGAAAGCCTCGATGCGTTCAACGCAGGTGCCACAACGACCGCAGTGCTTCTCCCCGCCCTTGTAGCACGACCAAGTCAAGTGGTACGGCACTCCCAACGAACGGCCGACCTTGACGATGTCCGCCTTCGAATCGTTCATGAACGGCGTCCACAGACTGACTGCTTCGTCGTTCCCGGCCTGGAGCGCCAAGTTCGCCTGCTCGAGGAACTCGGGACGACAATCGGGGTAGATGAAGTGGTCGCCAGCGTGAGCGGCTACACCGACAACACCGCCGCCCTTGGCCACAACCAGACCTGCCGCGATCGAAAGCAGGATCATGTTCCGATTGGGGACGATCGTCTGCTTCATGTTGTCCTCGGCGTAGTGTCCCTCGGGGACCGGAGCGCCGTTCAGCAGCGAGGACATCGAGCCGCGGTTGTTGAAGAGCTTCCCGACGTTCGTCAGGTCCAGCACCTCGTGAGGGACGTGATAGTACTTGGCCACGTCCGCTGCGGACTTCAGCTCACGTGCGTGACGCTGGCCGTAGTTGACGGACAACGCTGTCACGTGCTTGAACCGTTCGACCGCTAAAGCCAATGCGGTCGTGGAGTCAAGTCCTCCGGAGAGAAGGACGACTGCGTTTTCCTTACCCGGGTTGAAGATCATTCCCATCCTCCTTCTTGGTCCAATGAGCGATGACGTCGGTCGTCACGCCACCCCGAGCCTTCTGGGTGAGGTAGACGATGACTTCCCTCGCTTCCAGTGCGACGCCGATGTCGGAAGCAATCTTCGCGGCCAGCACCTCGGCGAAGATGCCTTGGTCGCGATACGAGCCGAGATACAGCTTGAACGTCTTCGTCTCGACGATCCACTTGTCGGGACGGTAGGCCACCTGAACGGAGTAGAAATCGGGCTGTCCGGTCACCGGGCAGAAGGCGATCAGCTCCTCGGACTTCAACGTGATGTTGGTCACGAGCTTCGGGGCCGAGATCCGATCGAAGCCTTCGAACTCCGAGACCTTGTTGCCGAGAGCTCGGAGCTTGTCCGGGTACGATGTGGTGTTGCTTGTCACGCGCTTGTCTCCTCAAGAGGACCGGGGCCCCTTACGGAGCCCACGGTCAATAGTCGAAGGGGTCTAGCGGAGCTTGAGGCCGCCAGTAGCAGGACGTGCGGCGGGCTTGGCACCGGCTGCACTAGGAGCGGTAACGGCCGGCGTCTGCACGACTAGGGGCTTGGCCGACTGTGCACGATCGAACGCTTCAACAGCGGTGCGGAGTGCCGGATCTTCCGGGCCGTAGATCGTGGAGACCTGCGTCCGCATGCTGCCGTTGTACTCTTCGTTGTAGACCTCGGCCACCGCAGCCAGGCCGACCATCGACGGCTCGACCAAGATGTTCGTGTCGGGATCCACTTCGAAGTTGATGGTGCCATCGACGGCGAAGCCCAGGCTCCGCATGATCGCCTTGAGGCGCCACTGAACGTTCGTCTTCAACGACGTCCGGAGGGTGATGTTAGCGCCTTCGTGCTCGCCTTCGGAGACCGTGAGGTTCCACTGCACGTAGAGCGACTGCTTGTCGCTCGCTTCCTTCACTTCGACCTTGCCGATGACCACAGGATAGAAGCCGGGTTCGAGGGTCGACGATTCGTTGACCTGACTGAAATCGATCGAGAAACCTGCCATGAGATAAATCTCCTCTTCGTAACGAACGAATGTAAACGGATGAAACGGACTAGGTGATGTTCAACGCATCGAGCAAGGAGCCGATGGTCGGGTCGGGCAGTAACGACGGCGGCTCCACGCCCATCGCTACACGAGTCTTGGCGCGAATCTTGGGCATGTTGTTCATGACCAGAACGCGGCTGACACTCTTGTCCTCGTTGTCCATCAGGGCCAGGTAGGCCACGCATTCGAACAAGCCGAGAACTTCGTCTGCGAACGAGCCGGATAGTGCCGGCTTCTTGACGAGCCCTTCACGAACGTCCGTCTCTTCCTTGGCCAACGACGTGGCGAAGAAGTGCATCGGGAGATCGCGGAAGGCCCGGACCAAGCGACGCATCTGGACCAGTGCCGAGCCGTAGTCTTGCTGCTCGATGAGCGTCGGATCCTGACGGGTCCGACCTGTGTCCAGACGTGAGAGCAAAGCGGCGATGTGAGCTTCCGAGATGGAGTCCAACGCCACGCTCTTGTACTGATGCTGTCCACGTGCGAGGAAGTCCCGAACCTCGTCGAACTCCTTCGGTGTGGTTACGCGAACGACATCGATGTCCCGACCGACCAAGGAGCTGGTGCCCCCTTCGTAGTCGATCAACAGCATCGGTGCTGTCCGCTCGTCGTCGTTCGCCGAGGCGACGAGACGTGTCTTCCCTTGCCCGGAAGGCCCGTAGATGAGGACCTTCGCTTTGCGGTCTGTACTTGGTTGTGTAATTTGCATTGGCTACCTTTCGTCACTAGGACCGTGCTGTTTGATTCACCCTATAATTGTAACGTATCGAGCTTAGACGTTCATGAAGGGACGATTAGAGGTCGATTAGTCTCCAGCCTCCTCTTCGAGATCGGCCTCGCTGTCGATCGGGTCGGAGAAGTCCTCGTCACCGTCATCAGCTTCGTCATCGTCGTCGTACTCCTCGAGAAGGACTCCACAGCCGTTGGGACAGCCGTAGTCACCTTGCTTGGTGGAGAACTTACCACAACACGGCGAGCGGTGATTCTGGCTTTCGCTCTCGCTGCGAAGGAACATGCTGCCGCAGCCCGGACATTCGTAGAGCGGATCGACTTGAGGCTCCTCGAAGACCTCTTCGCAGTCCGGACACTTCATCTTCATCGGTCGTTCTCCCATCTCACAAAGCGGTTGTCCATGATCGATTCGTAATCGCCACCCTCGTCGAGCACCTTGCACGGGGCTAGGAACGGGCAGTAGCTACAAGTGAAGGACGACGGCGACGGGTAGCCCTCGATGGAGGGATTCGTGACGATCGCCTTGATGTCACGAAGCTTTGTCGCACATCGCCTCTCGAAGGAGTCAAGCTCCTCGGCCGTACGAGAAGACGCGACACGAGCGAAGTACGACTCCCAACCACGATCCTCGAGCTCCCGGAGGACATCAGCGTAGTCAGCTTCGTTCAGACCCATCTCGGTGATCTTCGATCGGTACAGTGCAGCCGTCGTCGACTGCCCCTTAGCACGAGATAGACCGCCACTCTTCAGAACGGCCGGCTCTTGCGGCATCGCCTTGATGACGACGTTGTAGACGACCGCCTCGGGAACCTCGCCGTAGAGCTGTCTGACCGCCCAGCTGTAGGCGGTGATCTGCTCGTCGACGTCGAGGCCCGACAACGTCGGCTTCGACCCCATCGTCTTGTGATCCACGACCAATAGACCGCCCGTAGGGGCTCGAAGGACGAGGTCGATGCGACCCGACAATGCGTAGTTCGGGTTCGACGGGAGCTTGATCTTGAACGGACGCTCGACGGTGATGACTTCGCCGTTCAGTCGCCACTCAGCGTCGTAGATCGTGTAGTTGTAGACGTACGCAGCTGCTTCCTCCGCCTGACCGATCAGCAGGTTGTAGACATCGCTGAACGGGAATTGGTGCTGCAGCTTCTCACACTCCGTGGTGACGTACTTCTTCATCGCCGCTTCGGCCGCTTCGTACGATCGGTCGTGGCGATAGTACGCATCCAGGCCAGCATGCACGACCTGACCAATCCAGAGAGGCTTTGGTGGGATCGCCTGACGCCAGATGCGATTGAACAGCCACTGTCGACGACAGCTCGAGAAGCCCGAGATGTCCGAGACGCTAGCTTTGAACGGTTGCGGTGTCTTGTCCGACATTGATCAGCCCCTTCGTGAACTGATAGTAGGCGCCCAAACCGTAGGCGTCACGTTGATGAATGGACGGCAGGTCGGGAATCGTCCGAGTCGCCATCACGGGCTTCCACGTCCCCGGGCCGATGAGAATGGCGTCGGGGAACCACGTCTTCAGGACGGTGACGATGCGAGCCAGGACGGGCTCGACCTTCTCCGGCAGACGCTCCATCACGACCACGTCAGCTAGGAGAGCGGTGGTCGTCAACGACGATAGTGCATGCTCGCTCAGTGTGTGAGCTTGAAGGACCGACCCATCGCTGTCGAGGAGAACGACGCCTGTCGAGATACCGGGATCGATTGCGAGAACTCTCATGTCAGGAAGTCCTTGATCAACTGGTCGTTTGTCAAGCGTTCGAGACTGAACGACTTGTCTGCGAGATTGTCGATGATGCGGGCTTCGATCGAGTCGGTCGTCACCAGCTTCATGACGACGGGCGTATGATCGAGACCGATGCGATGAACACGGTTGACGCTCTGGAGCAGGTCGTCGAAGTTGTACGTGAGGTCGAAGTAGATCATCGTCCAGGCGTTCGTCAACGTCAGCCCGTACTTGCCTACCGACACGCCCATGATCAGGAAGTCGAGACCGTTCGCTCGGAAGCGATCGAGGATCGCTGCACGTTCCTCTTCGGTCGTCTCGCCCATGATCATCTCGACGTCTTGTTCCTCCTCCACCAGCATGTCGTAGATCTGTGTGGTCGTGGCGATGAACCGCGTCCAGATGATGCACGGCGTCTGGATCATCCCTTCTCGAACGAGACCTCGCAGAGCATCGAGCTTGGCTGAGTCCGGCTCCGAGGAGACTGTCCCGAGCGAGCTCGCCACTTGGCAGAGACGAACGAGCTGAGCGATCTTTGAGGCCACGGGCACCTGTCGAGAGCCGAGGTCGAGGATGAACTCGTCCAGGACCTTGTCGTAGACTTGACGTTGGCGCTTGGTCATCTCTGCCCACACGGTCTCATACGCGAGATCGGGGATATTAAGACCGGCTTCTTCTTTCGAGACCGATAGCAAGATGTCCGAGAAGTCTTCGCGAGGCTCGATCGCCGGATTGGAACCGACGACGACCGTCCCGAAGTTCGTCTCCTGGACGATGCAGTACTCGTTCACGAAGCGCCAGTAGCTCGAGAAGCCTGACGGGTTGATCAGATTCAGCTGACTCCAGAGGTCGCTGATGTCACGAGTGATCGGAGCACCCGAGAGGAGCCAGAGTCGCTTCGTCTTCGATCGAATCTTCTTCAGGGCCTTGAACCGCTTCGTGTCGCGATTCTTGATCATGATCGACTCGTCGACGATGATGAGATCCCACTTGCGTTCGAACAGGTCGACGTTCCTCGTGAAGAAGTCGTAGTTCGTCACGAACCATCGCGAGTCGAACTTCCCCTGTCTTCCGCGAACCTCCTGTGTGGAATCGTTACCCCTCGTCCACTTCTTGATCTCGTGACGCCATGTAGGCAGGAGCGTCAAGATCGTCACGACCAAGATCTTCTCCGCCTTGATGGCATCCGCAGCTACGATGGAGGTTGCGGTCTTGCCTAGCCCGGGAGCGAACGAGAGGATGCCGTCCCGAGACGTCAGAAAGCCGACCCCGTTGTTCTGATACGGGAACAGACGATCGTCGTAGTTGACTTGACACTCCCGATCCCAGACGAGACGTACGACGTCATTCGTCATGCCCAGGTCGTTTGGGAAGCGTCGACGAATCTGCTCGATCGAAGCATAGGTGCGAGGGAGCGTAAAGCTCCCCGGTACGACTTGCTTGCCGCCCAGGGAGCTCAGCACCTCACGCTGGATCTTCGTTCGAACGTCTTCGATGACTAGATGCTTCGGCGTGAGGGAAGCTCTCATTCGCTCAGGTCGACTCCTTGCGTGAAGATCTCCTCGACCGTGATGGGCGAGGGATGGCCTGGCATGTCTCGACAGTTGAGAACGGATCGGAGAGACGACAGCATCATGATCTGCGTCACGAGGAGGCTCGAGAGAGCTACTCCGACCGCCCAAGTCGGGCTGCTGTCCGTGACGTCTGTCCGCTCCGTCCCGATGGGCGTGATCGACAGCTCCATCAAGGCCTGGGTCAAGTAGACAGCACCGTCGAGAGCTTCTTGGTACGCCTCCTTGATCGCGTCAGCTCCGTCGTACGGCCGAAGCGGGACGCCGTACTTTTGCAACCCGTACTCCGTTCGGGCCTGGACGTCGGCCAGGATCTCGCCGAGAAACGGCGGCATGACCTTCTTGAGAGTTGCGTCAAGAGCTTCCACAACTGCTGGAAGTGTAGGATTGTCGACTGATCGAGAGGGCGTGTTGGTCGTCGTGTAATCTGGCATATCAATTCTCCGAGAGGACAAGGCCTAACCGGAGGTCGTCCGGTTAGACCGACTCTGCTAGGTAGGTTACTTGGCCTTCTTGCTCTTCGACGGGCGCTTCGGTGTGGAGACGAACGACGGTACTACAAACTGCGAAGGGTCGTTCATGTAGTCGACCATCGCCGTGAAAGCCTTCTCAGCGATCTTCGCCCGCTCGCCGACGATCATATCGAACCCAGCAGCTGGGGAAGACGACCGATACTGCTCGAGCTCACAAGCAGCGTTAAACAGGCCCCAAGCGGTGCCCTTGGCTGCGGGAGTGTCCTGACCGACGCCTGCGCCTTCGTAGACTGCTGTCAGCTGCTGACGACGGAGCTTCGCCTGAGCGAGGTACCACTCGTAGTCCTGCATCCGACGAGTCATCGTCTCGATATTCGGGTGATTGCCCGGAAGGTTGGGATCGGCGTAGATCTTGGCCGCGATCGATTCGACTGCACCCTCAGCGATCTGCGTCTGGGTCATCCGAACGAAGATGTCGCGAATGTCCTCGGTCTTCTTCTCGACACGTCCCATCAGCTCCGTCATCCAAGCGCCGAGGTTCTCAGCAGCGCTGTCGTCGTGGCGAATGCGGTAGGTCTCGCTCGACTGTCGCTTGGCAGTCATCAGCGTGTTCTCACAGACCGCACGGACCTGCGTGATGCGAATCGACAGGGCCTCACCGCCGGTGTAAGGCGAGATCGTGAGCATGTAGTTCTCGACCTCGTCACCACCAACGTCGAAGGTCGGAAGCTTCGTGCTGAAGAAGAAGGTCTCGCCGTTGCCGAGAGCTGCCATCGTCTCGATCGGAGACTTGACGTTGTCGTCGTAGATCTGACAGAGCGTCGCAGGGTCGATCAAACGGTACTCATCCCCGACCACACCGAGCAGCTTGAACTCGTCGTCATCCGGGACTGGGTGACGGAAGATGCCACGCTGCGAAGTTGCAAACCGCCGTCCCTCGACTTCAGCGAAGAGAGGTTCCAACGAGAGTGCGTACGGCACCGTACGGGCGTGGGCTTCTTGTGCGCCCATCGGAACGTCCGACACGAAGCCGAAGCGGTGCCACGCCGGCTTCCTGAAACTGTAAAACGCTTTCCCGAACGCGATGTTGTCCATCTGAATGCTCCTTGGTGACTGCTTGAACGAACCATCTACCTCCTCATTATAACGTCTGAACCTTAGACGCACCTGAAGGGGAGATTAGAGGACGTTAAGAGTCTCTCGAGATCAGAACTTGCCAAGGAGTCGGAGGATCGCGAGGCCGATGCAGCACATCACGATCAGTACGGGGGTGACTTCACGAGGATCAGAGACGAGACGTTGAATGGTGCGCATCACGTTACCTTTTACGACGACCGAACAGCACAAGACCGAACATCAAGACAACGACGATCACTCCGACGATCACCGACAGCGACCACTGGATGGCGTGAGTTACGCCATCGACGATGTCACCGACCGGGTTGATGTCGGGCACGACCACTGCATCAGGGGAAGCGCCCGGGAGGAACGACGCAACCCACAGATCGAACCCTGTCAAGTAGACAGCGAGTCCGACGATCACCGCGACCAAGAGCATGATCAACAGCTTCGTCGGGAAACGCCAACGACGCTTCCGCTTGTAGCCAAGCACCGACTGGAAGATGGTCTCCGCTCCGATCGGTGCTCGAACTGCTAGTCCGCCCGTCTCGGGGTCGGGTCGAGTATCGAACGGGAAGTTAGCGCTCGACAGCTCCCTCAAGAGCCAAGCGACTCGTTCGGGAGGTACACGTACGATGATGACTTCGCTCTGCATAGCGCCTCCTACTTGCACGTCCCGTCGGGCTGGAGCTGCTGCGTCTGGTCGAGGCAGAATCGAGCGCCATCGACCGGCGAGACGTAGACAGCATTACGATCGCCGTTGACGTTGTTCTCTGTGGTCGTGCTGGTTGTCACGGTCGTGTCGTCGCCGATGTGGATGGTACAGGCGTTAGCGCCTACGCAGTCGAAGTTGTTAACGTCACTCCAGAGGTTGAGCTGATTGTCGCTCATGAAGTCGTTTCCCGAGAACACTTGGGCGGTGTCGTTCCCGGGAGCGTCTGTCGTCTTCTTGGCCGTACGGAGAGCAGCCACGACCAACAGACAGATGAGAAGTGCAGCAAAGAGAGCGAACAGTGCTCCACAGCCTGATCGAGATTCGTCCACGATGCGATCTCCTAGTCTTCTTCAGGGAGCTTCTTTCGTTTGCTCCCGACGTCGGCTAATCGCCTCAGCTCCTCTTCGGGGTCGTACAGTCCCTGCTTGAACAGCTCCCAAGTGTTCAACAGCGTGATCCACTTGTCGAAGCTGACTCTCGCTCCCTTCTCGTCACTAGAGAGCTTCTTGACAGCCAACGGAATCGAGTCGGTTGCCTTCGGGCTATGATCGACGACTTCCTTGCTTAACGTGCCGTCAACGTTCGTTACTTTGTAGCTCTTCGTGTTTCCAGCCATTGCTTGGGTCTCATCTCAGTCAGGCCCGACGCTTCGGATTGCTACCGTAGCCATTTCTTCACTGCACATCCAGCCCTGTCGGGCCTGACAGGTGTGATGCACCTACAGTCTTTTCCGGTCAGACTTGGTTGGTGCGTACGTCCAGGGGCTTTGTCGTGGACCTGGCACACAGCCCCTTCTTCTCTAATTATAACGGATGCCCGAGGTGAGAAACCTTAAAATCAGATTAAAATTTGTGACCCCTCACTCAAGATGTCGTTCGCATCGACCCCCACACTGACCGCACCGAACCCCATAGCCCCTCAGGGTCGACGATGCTCAAAGACAAAGGAAGACCGTACCTCGCGGTACGGCCTCTTCGGTGCTACGACGACTACCGGATCGCCTTGCACAGTGCCATCTCTCGTGCCTGCTCCTTGCTGAAGCCGGCGCTGAAGTAGCTGCTCGACCACATCCGCTCCTCACGCTGTCCGTCCTCACGTTGCCAGGTCACGAAGACGCTTGCCTTCATCTGGTAGCTGAAGCCGACTTCGTCGTACTGCTCGGTGTAGATGGTGCCGCTGACGTCGCGGTAGGCTTCGCCGTCTTCCCAAGCTACACTCACGAAGTCGATCACGTTGTGATTGCCGGTCCACCGCTCCGTGATCTTCAGGTTCTCGAGGAAGAACTTCGAGGTCCCCATCGCCAACGTGCTTGCGATCGACCGCTCCGCTTCGTTCCGGATGAACTGCTTCGTGTACTCTTCTGCTTCGGCCTTCGCCTTCGCGAGGACTTCGTCGTTGTGGCGATTGAGGACTTCCAACGTCTCATCGGCGATCCGCTGGTGCCATCGATCCGCAACCTGCAGTGCCAGCATCTTGCCGTACCAGGGGTTCGGCGTCGCCTGACCGTCCTCGTGCAGGAGCACCCAGAACCCTGCAACGTTGCTCTCGGGGTGGCTGATCTGAGCGCTCATCGTGCCATCCTTGTGGATGTTCTTGATGGTCGCGATCAACAGCTTGCCGTTCCGGATCTTGATGATGACTTCGTCGTTGCGCTTCATGACTTGCTCTCCTCTTTGCTATCTGCTTGAAAACCACCGTCCTCTTAATTGTAACGGACGCAGATTAAGCACCCATTAAGAGAAGATTAGAGGACGATTAGTGTTCACGTGTCTCTAGAGGAAGCCCCCTCCTCCCGCTGCTACTACTGCTGCGAGTGCGATCAGCCCTACGATCCCGAGGATCACTAGACAGCCCCACGGGATGCCATCGGGATCGCCTTCGACTGGTGCGTTGTTGTTGAGGTCGCTCATCGTCGCTGCTCCTTTGTGATAGGGCAGGGTCGATGCTATCAGTCCGTCAGCTGGTCGGGTCGATGAGCACCGACGCCTGGACGAACGTTCATGTTGCGTCCATCCTCGTAGCCCTGGCTGTAGGCTCCGCGGTTGCTGGAGTTCATCGTCAGCTCCACGTTCCGCGTTCGTGGGTACGTCTTGTTGATGAACGTGGTCACCGCGGTGTTGCGAACCACGACCAGAGCAGTGACTTCGGTCGAGTCGGTCTTCTTCATCTCGGCGAGCTTGATGCGGAGGCCGTCGACAACGCCTGCCACGTACGCCATGCGCCAGACCTTCGGGTGGTCACGGCCGCTGATGCCTCTCATCGACTCGATGCCGTGCTCTCGCTTGAACTCTTCGGTGTGACGTCCGGTCGCGTAGTACGCCATGTCACGGATTCGCAAGCGGAGCTGCTCGAAGGTGTAGGTCGCGATCTCGAGATCCTCCTTCGTGCCGAAGAAGAACAGCTTGAACTTGTTGAACAGGCAACGGCAGTTGAAGGCGTCGGCGACGATCGCTCCCAGCTCCGTCTCCCAGATCTGTCGAGGCGTCTGGATGTTGGGGACGTGCACCTCTTCGATCCTCGACTTCTCGGTCGTGTACATCACGTCGCCTTCGGACAGCTGATACTCTAGCATCAGCTCACGAGCCTTGGCGAGGGCCGAAGCAGCCTCGTTAGCGTTGCTGCTCTCCGTCAGGGCCATCAGCTTGGCGATCTTGGCTTTCACGGTCTCGAGATTTGGCGTTGTCATTTGGCTGCTCCTTTGAAATGCTTCTCCCAGTACCTGCGGAGTGCGATTGGTAGTGCGTGCTGCATCACTTCTCCGTCGTCGTCAACCAGCTTCACGACCACCCAGAGTCGTCGGTTCTGGCCGTTGAGCTTGATACGAAAGTCCGGGTCGTCCGTGTGGTCGTATCGGACGTTGGCGAATGGCCAGGGCCGAGGCGGCTCGATGTGAGGGCCGATGAGCTTCGCTAACGTCTCGAACGACCCTCGAACGTGTGCGGAGCTTCCGAGCTCCCTGGCCATCCAGGGAGCGATCTGCGTCTGAATCGGTGTGTCCTTCGTGACGAGAATTGCCATCTTAGCCTCGGCGAGCTCCACGACCTTTGGGCATCGGCAGGACGATTGGCTTGTCCCAGCCGAGAATCCGTCGTGCTTCCTCGTCCCAGTCCTGCTTCACTTCCGAAGCCAGTGGAAGAACCTCTAACAGCTTCACAGCCGTTTCGATCTTCATCTGTTGGTCCTTCGCTAACTTCAATGCCTTGCGGAACTCTTGCACTGTCATCGTCGTCTCCTCTTGCTGCTTCATAAAAATGACCGTTACACCTTAATTGTAACGGTCAAAGACTAGGGACACATTAACGACAGATTAGAGGACGATTAGCTGATGTGGTTGTAGTAAGCGAGCAACGCTCCTTCCAGGTCCGCCTGCTTCCCGTTCATCTCCGGCACCCACATCTTCACGTTCGCGGGCATCGGCACCTTGTTGAACTTCACGTTCTGTCCCTTCGCTACCAGCTTGACGCCTCGAACTAAGAACGGTCCGTAGCGACGAGCGATGGTGTCGAAGCTGCTGTTCAGCCGATTGCTCGTCATCCCCATCGCTCGCTTCATCTCGTCTGTGACGATGCACTCGATCCGTGTGTCCGTTCGCATGTTGTACATCGCTCTCAGCCTCCCGCCTGCATGATGATGTAGATGGTGCCCAAGACGATGACCAGTCCGAGCAGTGCGAAGATCGTGCTCCAAGATGCGGGCTTCTCCTCGACCGGATTGTTGTCGATCCGAGCCTGAAGCTCCTTCGCTGTTCGAGCAAGCTTCTCCTCTAGGTCGCGACGAATGGGATCCACGTCAGTTCCTCCGTATCTCGCCGACTTGGCGAACGCCTACTGTGAACGCTAGGGCCTCGAGGACCCCGATCCGATCTGCGACGTCTTCCATGACGTCGTCTTCTTGGGTCGGGATCGCCGTGCCGCCACGACCGTAGATCCAGCGCCAGTAGTGACACCGTGCGATGAGACGACTCATCGTCATCTCCATCGTGGCCATCGACACCGGTAGCTGGAGAATATCACTCGCTTGAACCATCAAGGCCACAACGTCCTCCTGCGAAGACCAAGGCGACAAATCGATGTCCTTCGACACCACGCCGTCGATCGATCCAGTCGCTTCGTCGAAGTACAGACGGACCGCATCACCGATGACCTCGTCGTCGAACAGTGAGTCGAACGATGCGGAGCAGTTCTGACACCGTGGTTGTGAAGCGTCAGTCGGTAAGCAGCATCGGGGGCACTCCTTCCACGTGATGTGGCCGATCGGCTCTCCACAACCAGGGCAGGTCTCCGTAGGCATCTCGTCCTCGAAGATCCAGCGATTGCATTCCGGGCAGATGCACCCGAGCGGTTCGAACTTCATGATCCCTCCTCGAACATCCGATTGATGATGACGATGCCGATGAGCCCGATGACGACTTTCGCCGCCACCGAGGCCCAGAAGTAACCCGGCACGTAGGTGGATCCGACGATCACGCCTAGTGCGAAGAATGCTGTTTGCTGATGTGTCACTAGCGGTTTCCTCTCCCGTAGTCTTCCTCAAGCGACTTCATCTCGCTCTGGTAGTTGCGTCGAGCCTGATGGTAGATCTCCTTCGCGGTGACGTTCGCGAGGACGTCGTCCTCCGTGTGGTAGCCGAAGTACTCGGGCTCGGGAATGAACTGAGTGCCGAACTGACGTCCGATCACCCGGACCAGTGTCCGCTCGCCGGGAGCAGGCGAATAGCCCCGCTCTTCGATCGGATACGCACGCTCGCCGACTGCTACGGCCTCGCTGTAGCGGTTCACTCGACGAGTGTCCCGAACCAGACGACGGGGTCGCATCAGCGGAGTCGTCTTCACCCACACGACCGACGAGCTGTCGGAAGCGTAGTACGTAGCTCCGGGCTCGAGCACCACCATCCCGTAGACCGCTACCACCTGCACTGCGGCCAGGCGGAACTCAGCCTTGTCGGTGATTCGGAACACCTGCTCCGCACGCTCGATGGCTTCGGGCAGCTCCGTGTAGACCTCGACCTCGTCGAGAATGCCACCGTCGACGGTGTACACGACGGGCAGCTCCAGGTCGGTCTCGACGGTCATCTTGCTTGTGTCGATTTTCATGATTCGTCTCCTCTTGCACTTCGTTGATTGAACCTCGTCCTCTTAATTGTAACGGACGCAGATTAGACCCACATTAGGCGAAGATTAGGGGACGATAAGAGAATGTGACACAGCGGGACCCCGACGGTGACGAGTCGTCGAGGCCCCTGAGCAAAGAGGAGAGAGGTGATAGCGAATGATGGTGTCGAGGAATACCTCGACCTTCTAATTGTAACTCCGCGAGATTAGTATCAGATTAAAGACGTCTAATGAGTTGCTAAGAAGGGGCCCGATAACGAGCCCCTTGCTTCCCTACGCAGTCGCCTGGCCGTTGATGACCTTCACGAACCAGTTGTAGATCATGCGAGCCAGCTGGCGGATGTCGTGATCCGTCTCCTGGCCGATCGCCCACTCCTCGAAGCGGAGCTCCGCGAGGAGCTTGCCGGGGTTCGTCTTCTGGTGCATCTTCTCGAAGGGGTTGGGTACCGCGTACAGCAGCACCGAGTACTTGCCATCGCCACCGCTCATCAGTATGCGGAACTCGAGGCCGTCGTTGAACTCGAGCGTCTCCTCGATCTGGTCTGCGAGCTTCTGGCCGGTTGCTTCTCTCATCGTCGTTCTCCTCGTGAATGTGGGGCCCTTGCGGGCCCCTGCTGGTTGACTATCGCGGGCGTCCCGGCTGGCCGGGCATCTCTTCGGCTTCGAAATCAGGGTCGATGAACGCTGTCCAGTCGCTACCGTCGAACAACTTCTGAATCTCGACGATGACCGGCCTCGTCGGCAGGTCCCAGTCGCCTTCTTCGTCTGTCTCGACTTCGACGACCCTGGTGACCTCGACCTGCACTCTCACTACGATTTGCATTGTCATGCTGCCTCCTCCTTCTCGCTCTTCGCGTCTCCCTCGGCTGCGATCTCTGCTACCCAGAAGAGAAGCTGGCTGCGGTCGTCGCGGCCCATCTCCAGGAGGCGCTTGCCTGCGGCCTTGCGAATCTGCCAGTAGAGCTCGTTGCAGTTGACCTTGCCGTTCTCGTCCTTCGTGTTCTCGATCACTCCTGCTGCTAACTTCACTGCTGTTGCCTTGCGGATCATCGTGCTTGCTCCTCTTCGCTCTTCGTTGAAAACCTTCGTCCTCTTGTCCCAAGATAAGCCCCCGATTAAAGGGAGATTAGAGGTCGATTAGAGTCTTCGAGGAGCAAGAAGCCCCTTTCGGGGCTCCCCGCTTCGCTGCTTAGCTGACCTTCGCTCGCGTGATCATCGTCTCCTTCACGCCGTTGAACTCGCTGTGCTCCTTCACGGTTCCGACTACGGTGACGTCTGCGCCTTCTGCGATGTCCTCGGTCTTGTCTCCGCTTGCGAACCACTTGAGGACGTTGCCTTCTGGGGTCACGAAGACGATCAGCGTGGTCTCTCCGTAGTAGCCCTCGATGAGCTTCGTCGACTTCACGACTGCCTTCGACGTGAGCTTCTGACCGACTGCACCCATGAAGTTGGACACCAGCGCTGCTGACTGCTTCGCTTCCTGCTCCTTCCGAGCCTTGCAAGCAGCGTAGATGCTCACCAGCAGAGCCACGTTGCGGGGCTCCACTGACTCGCAGTTGACGATCGCTCGAAGGTTCGTGATGTAGTCGCTGCTGTCGGTGCTCGCCTGGATGGTCGCGATCATCTGCTCCGCTTCCGCTTCGTACTGCTTGTAGGTGCTCAGCACCTTCGTCTGCAACCGCTTGGCTTCCTCGCCCCACGGGTTGCTGCTGAGGACTTCGAACACCCACTCGCTGGTGCTGCGGATGCTGTTGGCCTGTGCCATCCCGCGGCTTGCCCAACCTCGTTCGTGGATCACTGCGAGGCCAAGCTGGACGATCTCCTTCACGCCGTACCGTGGGGTGCCTCGGAAGCCTCGGTTCTCGCTCTCGAAGTCCCGGATGCTGCGGTCGAAGTCGAGCATCCACAGTGCGGGGTAGATGCCGAGGAAGCGCTGGAGGCAACCGCTGCCGACCTGGACCTCTTCACCCTGCTCGTTCCGGAGCAGGTAGGTGTCGCTGCGGCGTCGTTCGGTCTTGCACACGTCGCAGTGGCAATCGGTCGGTCGCACTGTCAGCTCCTGGCCAGGTGCTGCTCTCGTGATCAAACCGGCCTCGGCGTCCCAGGCCAGTGTGGCTACGAACGTCCAGCCCTCGACCTTGACCGAGGGGACGTTCAACGTCAGCTCTACACGCTGCTCCACCATCTGGAGGCCGGTCTCTTCGTCCCGGTACCGCTCTTCGTACTGCTCGATGGTGAACGTGAACCGCTCGACGATCCCGGCCTTTGCCGCTCGGGCGTTCGCCTTGTTGATCCGCTCGACTGCTTCGTCGAGCTTCTCTGCGTTGAAGTGGAATGTCGTCATCTCGTGCTCTCCTCTGCTTGCTTCGCTTAACTACCGTCCTCTTAATTGTAACGGTCAAAGATTAAGCACACTTTAAGTGAAGATTAGAGGACGATTAGTACCCGAGAAGACGTGCTCGATGGGAGCGGAAGGAGACTGCAGCGAGGGAAGCTCGATCACGAAGGAAGGCGATCGGGTGATCGGTCGCGAATGGGCCCTGAGGAGCATTGCGTCGTCGCTTGAAACCACGGCGTCGACCGATAGGCGCTCCATCCATCAACCAATGCACTATATCGGGCACGCACCACCCCAGAAAGAATGCGCGTACATACGCAGAGGCAAGGAGCTCCTTGAAGACATCAGTAAGATGGTAGGTTGATAGCCACAGTCCTCTGGACCACAGCCAAGAATAGAAGATCGCGTAGGTCAACGCGATGAAAGTGCCGAGGAAAGGCAGGTGCGAGAGCTTCGATCTGTGCGGTAAGATGAGCGCCAACGGGAACCAGAAGACGAGGAAAGCGATCTCCACGAACCAGCCGATCAGCGGGATGGTCGAGAGAAAGAACGACGGGTAGGTCTTCCGCTCGATGTCTCTGACATCAGGCGTGACGACCCACCCGACGACCGTACCGATCGTGAGAGCGACTGCGAGGTCGGTGTCTAGTGCGTAGAAGGCCAACGGAGCCACGAGAGCGGTCGTGACGACAGATGCCTTGAAGTGCGTAGCTCCGTCCGACATCAGAACTTCAGCACCGACTCGCTGGGCTTCGGCAGCTCGATCGGGGTGCCCGTGATCGCAGTCGACTGTGCGGGGAGAGCCTGCTGCGTGGAGGTAGGCGGCTCGGACAGAAGAGGTCGCTGCCGGGCACCGTTGACCCTGACGTTGTCCGTATACGCATCGACGATGTCGGCCTGCATGAACACTCTCGCAGAGGATTCAGTCGCGCGGAGGGCAATGTCCGCACCGCCTCTGACGAGCAGAAAGATCATGCCGATCACCGCGAGAAGACCGCAGAAGATCAGATAGATCTGCAGACCGCTCTCGCCGAAAGCGAACATCACGGTTGCTCCGACAACGACGAATGTACCGAGACCGGACAGAACGAACGGTACGATCTTCTCGGGCAGGCTCTTCGGTTTGACGAGCGGCTCGAACTCGAACTCAGACTTTCTACGACCCATGCTGCTTCTCCTTGCTTAGTACATCGAGCGCCCGTCTCAGACGCCCGTCTGTGGAGCCTCCCGGCTCCGTACCTAATGCACGAGCGAGAGCGGACCAACCGCCTCGCTTCATCGCTTTGCCCTTGAAGTCGTACCACTGCTCGACGATCGGACGAATCAGCTCAGCATCGTCGTTGGCGTCGAACTTCGTCGGTTCTCCCGGCTTTTCCGCTTCTCTCTCGGAGGTTTCACGCTGTTTGGTCGCGAGAACGACGGGAGACTTCAGCGTGCCCCATCGATCGAGAGGGAGATGAACGTCCTCGTTCGACGTCATGAAGGCTTGGAACTTCACCACGTCGGAGCCGACCTTCGCAAAGAGCATGGCGCCCTTCCCGGGCAGCCTCTCCGCTCCGGATCCGCTCGAGCCAGTGACGTCTGTGCTCTCCCGAGCATTGCGGAGACGTCCGACGAGACGCAGACCGAACTGCTGGAGCAAGTCGGTGCCGACCGTCGAGCTGTCCGGCTTGTGAACACTCGCGACCAGATGGATGCGGAGCTCACGACCTTGACGTCCGATCTTGACGAGCTCGTTCTGCATCAGGTCGGTCAACCCCTGCGTGTGGAACTCCGCGATCTCGTCGATCGCCAAGACGATGATCGGCGAGCTCTCGTCGACCTCTTTCCGGTGCTCGAGGATGCCGTCAACCTCCTGCACGACCTCTCTGACCTTGTCGGGAGCCGTGACGACTTGACCTTGCAGGTGCGGCATCCCGTTCAAGAACTTCAACCCTCGACCCTTCATGTCGACTGCGAAGATCCGCAGTTTGTCAGGTGGGGTCGAGTACATCAGACTCGTCAGCAACGTCCGCATCGTGATCGACTTGCCCGAGCCTGTCATCCCCGCAACCAAGACGTGAGCCGTCTCGGCCGATGCGAGGTCGACACCGAGCGTGATCGTCTCGCTGACGAGGAACCGCTGACCGACGATCGCCGTACCGAGGGGCAGACGTTCGAGCTCACGTTTCGTGATGCGGATGGGCTCCGGCGTCGGCTTCAACACCTCGATGATCGCTGGCGAAGACGACTGCAGGATCAGTCGGAGATCGTTCCGACCCAGCCTGGCGTTCGTCTCACGTTCGATGTCGTCGAGAGCCGACTGCAATGCACCGAGACGACCACCACGAAGCACCGATACCGGGAAGAAGATCCCGGTCGGTGTCTCGCGATAGACGTATCTCTGCCTGACTAGGTCATAGCCGATGATCGCCGGAACCTTGAGCTCCTGAGCGATCATCGACATGGTGTAGGCCAAGATGTCGACGTTACACCTTCCCTCCGGTCTTCCCTAAACGTGATGGCGGACGACGTCCACTAGCTTTAGCTCTCTCGCTCATCTGAGCTCTGACTTCTGGCGAACGGGTCTTTCCACGAAGCTTCTCCACTCGCTTTTGGATAGTCTCTGGACTCTGCTTCCTCCCGGAATTAGCCCTACGTGACATCTCGATATGAGCAGCCTTTCGGTCCTCAGTCCAAGATGCACTCAGCTTCTCCCGATGTTCTTTGGAATGACGAGTCCCTCGAGCACTAGGCGGCTTCCTCGCGATGGGGTTGACGTTATACAGCATCCCCGAGTGCCAACTAGTATCCAGCCAAACTTGTTCACGGTCGAGGAGATGCGATTCCTCGCATTGCTCCACGATCGTGAACTCGAAGGCTTCAGCTCCGTATTTCGCCCAAGCGTTGGCGAGAGGTGGATTGAAGTGATCTCCTACATTCAGGCTCTTCCGATGCATCAACCAACGAGACTCGATGTCGACGGAGCTCCCGATGTAGCGCCTCCCCGAAGCTTTGTGGACGATTGCGTAAATGCCTGATGTCATCTATTCTCCTAGGTAGCGCTTGAC